AGTATACTGTACTCCCTCACAAAATTTCTCGACTAAAGTCGATCCCTTTTGCTTCGTCCGTATTGTCCGTATTATACCGCTATATCTGTGACGTTAGTCACATCTATAAAGATTTTTTGCCATTATGCGGGAAATGACTTTTTTTTCCCGCCTAATATACAGTAGGGAGCAAATGCGACCACCAGTCCAGCATTTGCGACCGTACGGTGGGCTGCGCTCACGCTACGCCCTTTAGGGTGTAGGGGGAAGCAGACCTACCTCGCGTTGGCCTGTAGGCTGAACGCGAGAGCCTGCGCCGCGACAAGCGATAGCGCAAGCGGCGCTACATTTTAGTGGGGATAAATCTATCTCCCGATGGGAGAGTTACTGTGGCTGAGAATACCGCTGAGATTGCAAAGCGGGTCATCCTTACAGCAGTAGCTGAAGGAATGACTGTAGAACAAGCGGTAGCCTCCGCAGGACGTTCTATGAAGTCCTACGAGTACTACCGCCGTACAGATCCTGGCTTCAAAGATAAGATGGATAGAACGAGGCTAGGCCTACGTTCCAAGAACTTTGCAGATACTGAAGCACACGAATTAGACTTCGCTGGCTTTCGCCAGCGCTATCTCCACCAGAAGACCTTTGCCCACCAGCAGAACCTGGTGGATGTGATAGAGGCTAAAGCCCCTTCCTGGCACCACCCCTCTATGAAGTACGAGAAGGGTACCGCTGATAACCGTATCCTTATTAACATCCCACCGAACCACGCCAAGTCCATCACCATCACTGTGGACTATGTAACTTGGAAGGTAGCCTCCAACCCTAACTTTAGAGTTTTGATAGTCTCTCAGACTCAACAGCTTGCAGCAGACTTCCTCTACGCCATCAAGCAAAGACTTACCCACCCGATGTATGAAGACCTGCAGAGCGCTTACGCCGCAGGCGTCGGCTTTAACTCTAAGTCTGCATCGTGGCAAGCCACCCGCGTAGTCTTTGGTGATGAACTCCGTGAGTCATCAGAAAAAGACCCGAACATTGAAGCCGTAGGTATCGGCGGTCAGATTTACGGTAAACGCGCCGATATGATCATCGTCGATGATGCTGTTACCTTAAAGAACGCTAATGAGTTTGAGAAGCAGATTCGCTGGCTCACCCAAGATGTACGCTCCCGTCTCAACCCGACGGGCAAGTTGGTAGTAATCGGTACCCGCGTTGCCTCAGTAGATTTATACAAAGAACTACGAAACCCTGACAGATATCCAGGTGGCTTGGTCCCGTGGACATATCTGGCGATGCCAGCTCTACTTGAGACAGATGAAGACCCAGATAAGTGGGTTACCCTCTGGCCTTACTCAGACCAACCCTTTGATGGGCAGACTGAAGACCATAAGACAGAAGAAGGTCTCTATCCCCGCTGGTACGGACCACATTTATACAACGAACGTCAAGCAATGGATGCAAGTACCTGGGCTTTGATTTACCAACAGCAGGATGTTTCTGATGATGCCATCTTTGACCAAGTATGTGTGAAAGGTTCTATTGATGGAATGCGAAAAGCAGGACGTCTGGTACCTGGCAATCCTGGTCACCCCAGAGACCTCACGGGTTTTAGTTTCGTCTGTGGCCTCGACCCAGCTATGGTCGGAGATACAGCAGCGGTATGTTACGCAGTTGATCGTCACTCTCATAAAAGGTACATTGTTGACGCTACTAAGATATCGCGTCCTACCCCTGCTCAAATCAGGACGCTTATACTCGATTGGACTAATCTTTACACTCCAGGGGAATGGATTGTTGAACGTAATGCTTTTCAGTCCTTCCTTACCCAAGATGAGGGAATTAGATCCTTCCTTGCTACCAAAGGTGTGATTTTGCGTGAACACCACACAGGAAACAACAAATGGGACTCAGGATTCGGAGTTGCCAGTATGTCCACTTTGTTTGGAACGAAGCAGCCTGATGGTAAACACCATCGAGATAATCTTATCCATCTTCCTAGCGACCAAACAGAGAATATCAAAGCGTTAATGGAGCAACTTATTACCTGGTCTCCGACGACTAAAGGTAAGACCGATATGGTGATGGCCCTCTGGTTCTGTGAGATTAGAGCACGTGAGTGGCTCAACCAAGGTTTACACCAGACCCACCATATGAAAAACCCATTCTTATCACGCTCAGAACAAAGAAAACGTATGGTTGTCAACATCGACACTCTATTAGCAGAACAGAACAGGACGTTTGTGTAATGGCAAAGAAGAAAGCACCCGCAAAGCCTAAAGGCAAAACTTCAGAGAAAGTCAAGAAGAGCGCTAGCCCTCGTAGCAATGTAAGAGTGCGTCCTGAAGTTGCTAAGAAAACTCAGCCACAAAAAGAGTACAACAAGTATCAAACTTGGAAGACTGAACAAGCAGCAAGTGGTAATGCTGCTCGTCAAGAGGCTAAAGCAGTAAAAGCCAAAAATGACGGAGACACACTAAGGGGCAAGTCAAAAAGAGTAATCAAAATTCGCACAGGTGGCGGTATGGGCGGAATGTTCGGCACGAAGAACCGATGATTAAGAAACCAAAGCCTGTCAAATCTGCCGAACAGAAGAAGATGGACAAGTTAGTCAAACAGTACATCCCAAAGAATAGAAGTCAGATAGCACCAGGAATTATTGCTCAGGGTCAACCTGGACCTGGAATGAAGTGGAAGTAAACAACTAAGGAGATATTATGCCAAAAGTAAAGAAGCAATCAGTTCGCCAAGTACAGGATAAGGCTCGTACAGCCAGAGCATATGCTAATGACAAATACTTTTCAGAGTATGAAACAGAAGAAGCAGCGATGAATCTTGCTCGTGGTCCTAAAAAGGGTATTGAAAAAGTACCTTTGATTGGAACTAGATATGCAAACTCAGCAGAACAAAAAGCCGCTAGGTTGATGCAGAAGCAACGTGCTGCAGAACTAGAGCGCAGCGCTGCTCGCGCAGCATCAGTAACAAAACGTGCAAAGGCAAAGGCTGAAAAGGCCAAGACAACCAGAGCGCTTACTGGTCAGGCAAATAAACCATCACGTAAGGTTACAAAGCGTTCAACTGATTTAGCCAAGAAGTCTAATAAAAAGAAGTAGGGACAATGTTATCAACCAAAGAGGTCATTGCGAAGGTAGCACGCCTTCAGACTAAGTACGCCAAACGCGACCAGCGTATGCGTGACGTTCTATCCGTGCGTCAGGGAGACATTGCGCGAGTATTTCCTGCAATGTTCTCAGAAGACTACCCCAAGCCTCTCGTTGCTAACTTTATCGATGTAGCTGCAAAAGACTTAGCAGAGGCAATGGCACCACTGCCATCCTTTAACTGTTCTGCTACTAATATGGTCTCCGACTCTGCACGCAAAGCGGCAGATACCAGAACCCGTATTGCTGGTCACTACATCTCTGGATCTGAACTACAAATCCAAATGTATGCTGGAGCAGACTGGTTTAACACCTACGGAATGCTACCTGCCATCGTTGAGATGGATTATGAGACCAACAATCCGAAGATTAGATTGCTTAACCCCTTCGGTGTTTACCCAGAAATTGATAGATTTGGTAGAACCATCTCATTAACACAGATTGTGCAGACTGACACAGAGTCGTTAGCAGCCCAATACCCTGAGTTTTATGACCAGATTATGGGCAAGAACCTTTATACACAAGGCTCACCGCTACTATCTTTGGTTCGCTATCACGACAAAGACCAAGATTTAATCTTCCTTCCAGAGCGCCAGAACCTCATTCTTTCCAATACGCCTAACCCAACAGGTCGTTGCCTAGCATCCGTAGCTGTTCGTCCATCTATTGATGGAGAAGCACGTGGACAATTCGATGATGTGCTCGCAGTTCAACTCGCTCGTGCTCGCTTTGCAGTCCTACAGATTCAAGCAGCAGAGAAATCTATCCAAGCACCGATTGCTATTCCGCAGGATGTCCAAGAACTTGCCCTTGGCCCTGATTCGATTATGCGTTCTGCTAATCCTCAAGCAATCCGTCGTGTGCCACTAGAGCTTCCTAATGGTGTATTTACTGAATCTGGCGTACTAGAGCGCGAACTTCGTATGGGTGCTCGTTATCCAGAGACCCGCAGCGGTGATATCTCAGCATCAGTCATTACAGGACGTGGTGTACAAGCCCTACAAGCAGGCTTTGATACACAAATCCGTGCAGCACAGGCACAGTTTGCACGCCTCTTTACTGAACTTGTATCAATGTGCTTTGAGGTAGACGAGAAAGTCTTTGGCAGTATGACCAAAGAAATCAAAGGTATTGATGATGGTACCCCATTCAACCTGAAGTATGTACCAAGTCGCGCTATCAATGGCGAATATGGCGTAGATGTCCGTTACGGCATTATGTCTGGTATGGATCCTAACCGTGCCATCATTGCATTACTACAGATGCGTAGCGATAAGTTGGTATCACGTGACTATGTACGTCGTGAAATCCCGATGGAGTTAAATGTTACCCAAGAAGAACAACGTATTGACATTGAAGAGATGCGTGATTCTTTGCGTGTTGCTGTTGCTCAGTATGCACAAGCAATTCCCGCGCTTGCAGCACAAGGCCAAGATCCTTCTCAGATTATTGGAAGAATTGCTACAGTCATACAAGGTCGTCAAAAGGGTCTCCAACTCGAAACGATAGTTGAGAAGGCTTTTGCACCTGAACCACAACCTGAAATTCCAGCGGCAGGTATGGCCCCCGTTCCTGCCTCGCAGCCAACTCCAGAACAAATGGGTGCGGCCCCTGCTGCTGGACCACAAGTTCCGCAAGGAAGACCCGATATCGCAACGTTGCTTGCGTCTATTGCAGGCTAAGGAGGTGCAACAATGAAACCAAAGGCAGCAAAGCCAGCAAAGGCTGTAGCAGCAAAACCACTTATGGGAAAGAAGGATACTTCTAAGCCAGCAGGACCAGGCAAAGTAGTAGTCCCTTACGTTCCAGCAGGTCGTAAAGGCAAGAAGAAGTAGTTTTAATCGAGAGGACAGAGCGTGCAACAAGATCCTGATTATGTACCACGCTCTGTTCGTCTCGCTGACGTTTTAGTAGTATTTGCAGGATTCTTTCACAACTTAGTGGCAGCACTTCACACATTCGCTGAAGAAATACTTGATGTAGCCACATATAACGCAATTAGAAATGCTCAAGTTAATAAGGCTTGGGAACAGTTCGCACAAGATTTAGAAACGATGGAGGATAACAATGGCTGAACCAGTGAACCCTTTGGCTGGAGTATCAGGTCCAGGTAAGTTCTCTGTCAGAGACGATATTCCTTCATCATCCTATGGAGAAGGTGTTGAGACCGCCGCTATTAAGGCAGGTGCTCCACTAGCAAAGACAGCAGATGTCAAGGGTATGACTCGTAGCGAAATGGGTATGGCTCCTTCGCAGATTACATCACTGTATGCCCCAACAGAACGTCCTGATGAACCTATTACCGCTGGTATTGCACGCGGTGAAGGACCAGGACCAGAGGTCCTTGGTATGAATGCTGTACGCCAACAAGCAAAAACTTCAGATGCTTTAGCACAAATGCTTCCTTTTGACAATACAGGTGAAATAACAATCCTGTATCAGGAAGCTCTAGCGAGAGGTGATTGATGGCTGACCTCAATGCAGCAGCCTCTGCTGCTGGGTTATCCGATAAGCAAAAGAAGCAGATTGAACGCCTTAATAAGGCGCTAGAAACCCATAAGACGCTTCTTAATCTCCCAGCAACTGTGGCTAATGATGCCTATAACACCAAACTTACACCTAATGAACAACAAGATCTTAAGGATAAGTTCGGTGAACAGTCTCCAGAAGAGAAGCCTAATCGTGGCTGGCTCGGTACTGCGTGGCAT